CGAGACGACTATCGGCCGCCTGCGTCTTGCAGATGCGTACCTTGCCAGACTGAACATGAACCGCGGCTCGATTGACTATGCCGAGAAGCGCGACTTCCTGAAGCACCACGTCGGCGATCTGATCCGTAAGTCAGAACCGAAGAAGGTCTACGGTGACATCCACATCGTCGGACTTGTTCGAGAACTGTTCGGCGATATCGGTGTTCGCAGACTCAAAGAGAGGGCGCTAGCGTGAAAATCAATATGCTTCCACTACAATTTGAAGGCTGTGATGAAAACGGCGAAGTGATATTTATGGTTTCTTGCATTGGAGACGCCAGCACTATCGAGATCAATGCTTCGATCCACGCAAAGGATTGGCCGAAAGTATCTGCAAAAATTCAAGAGGCGCTGAACGCCATTCATGCGGATGATTTGGCATGACAAACGACGCTATCAATCCGCTGCACTACAAGACCGGCGACATTGAGTGCATCGACGCAATTCAAGCGCAACTATCACCAGCCGAGTGGCGCGGCTACCTTCGAGGCCAGATCGCTAAATACAACTGGCGGCTCGGTCTAAAAGACTCAGCCGAGCAGGATGCGAATAAGCTATTGTGGTACTCGATGATGCTGGCAGGGAAAGATCCGCGTGATACGAATCGATGATAGTGATTCCGACCCGAAGGTCGAGTTTGCTGATCCGTATCGCAGGCTGTGGGCGTCGGTGATCTGGATTGCGGTTCGAGACATGAACAAGAAAGGATCACACCGAGCTGCAACGCACTGGATGTTTTCGCACCAGAAGCACGTCGGCAGCGTTCGGTGGATCTGCGACATGCTCGACATCGATTGCAACGCATTGCAGCAATTGGTGACGACACGCGAAGGCCGATCCAAGATTCTGAGGAACCGCAATGATCGAGATTAGATTGCCGTGGCCACCAAGCGTGAATCACTATTGGCGCAACTACCGCGGCCGCACGGTAGTCTCGCAGGACGGAAGGCTTTACCGACAGACTGTAGCCTATCGGATACTAGAGCAAGGGATACCACGAGAAAACATACGTTCAAGATTGGCTGTATCGATTGATGCTTACCCGCCTGACAAGCGTAGACGCGATCTCGATAACATCACGAAGGCGTTACTCGACGCGATAGTGGCAGCAGATGTGATCGAGGACGACAGTCAAATCGACTCGCTGTCGATACTGCGGCACGATGCCAAGGGCGACGGCGAAGTCATAGTCAGGATCAGCGAATATGGCCCGGTGCAGAATCTGCGGAGTCGAATACAAGAACCGCTGTAGAAATTCCAAACGCCACATTTACATACAGGAACATTATGAATTCCGAAAGATTGTCGAGTTTGTCAATCAAGCCGTTGACGAAGCCCGAAAGAATCAAGGCGCTGTGGGCCAAGGTTCGCAAACTAAATCAAGAACTAGCAGCAGTTCACCGAGAAATAGTTCGGGTCGAAAGCGATTTGCCAGAACCCTACGGCTTCGGCGACGATTGGGTACCGCCCTTCTTGCGGAGCGATGGCGATGTATCAGGTCGAGGACGACGTGACAGATGAGGAGCTGGCCGGGATCGATGTAGTGGTGACACTCGCGATCACATGGCATGCAATGAAACAATACGAGAGAGTCCTGCGTCGGATCTCGCGCTGGAAGGATGACGACGGCCCCTCGAAGTGGGCGCGTGACGTTTTAAAGGAACACGAAACAAGGCTGCAGTGATGAGCGACGGAATCAGACTTGCGCTCTGCCCGAGCTGTAATGCGGCAGGCTGGATCTCGGACGGTATGGGAGACTGGATCAGGTGTCCCGACTGCAACCCTCCGCCGCCGAAGGCCGAGGTGCTGGAGTTCAAGCGAGGCGCTCGGGTACGCAAGCCGCAAGACCCCGTAGACGACCCGCCACCAGCAGCATAGAATCGAGATATGAAACAGGGTCTCTGGGCTAACATCCATGCTAAGCGGGAGCGCATCAAAGCCGGTAGCGGCGAGAAGATGCGCCAGCCCGGTACTAAGGGTGCGCCTACAGCGAAAGCATTCAGGGACAGCGTCAGGAGCGAATTGAAGCGTGGCCGTTAGGCTGGGCGATACCGGAGACACCGAACTCGATCCCATGCAGCGCACTCGCCAAACCCTCGGGGTGGCCGCGATCACAGCACGGGTTCAAGCGATCCGCACTCAACGCACAACCGCCCCGGCATCACCCAGCAGGACGTTAAGTCCGGGCGCACCAGCCGACAGACCGTTCTACGTCGACCCCGTAAAGGCCGACAGGGAGATCGAATGAAGACCCCAGCATGGCAACGGAAGGAAGGACAGAACGCAAAGGGTGGCCTGAATGCTAAAGGACGTGCTTCCTACAATCGAGAAACTGGCGGAAAGCTTAAAGCTCCGGTTAAGTCTGGCGATAACCCTCGCCGAGCTTCGTTTCTGGCGCGTATGGGTAGCATGCCGGGTCCGATGGAAAAAGATGGAAAACCGACTCGCCTTGCTCTGGCACTTAGGGCTTGGGGGGCTTCCAGCAAAGCCGACGCCAAAGCGAAAGCCGCGGCGATCAGCAAACGAAATAAAGGAAAGTGACATGCCCTTAATTAAAGGCACCAGTGCTAAAGCTTTTAGCGAAAACGTCCGACGCGAGATCAAGGCAGGAAAGCCGCAAAAACAAGCAGTTGCGATTGCTTACTCGGTCAAGCGTGAAGCAGCCAAGGCCAAGCGTAAGAAGAAGTGATCCATGCCAGCAGGCAGACCCAGCACATACAGCGAAGAGCTGACAGCCACCATCTGTGAGCGCATCGCTCAGGGAGAGTCGCTGCACAAGATCTGTGCTGAGGACGGAATGCCTGCGATGTCGAGCATATTCCTGTGGCTGACGAAACATCCAGAATTCTCGGAACGCTACGCACACGCGCGAGAGGCTCAGGCTGAAGCTCACGCAGACCGGATCGTCGAGATTGCAGACGACACCGAGATCGACCCGAACCACAAGCGGATCATGGTCGATGCCCGGAAGTGGATTGCTAGCAAGCTCAAACCGAAACGCTACGGCGACAAGGCTGAGGTCGAACACAAGGGCGAACTCGGGCTGACCGTTGTCGTCAAACGATTCAGCGATGTCGAAGATAGTTCTACCGGCTAACAACTGGTCCCCTCGCGACTACCAAGCTCCGGCATGGGCGGCTCTGGAGAAGGGCAAGAAGCGCCTCGCACTGGCTTGGCACCGACGTTCGGGTAAGGACGAACTCGCACTGCACTGGGCTGCTACAAGCGCCATGCAGCGACCCGGCTCCTACTGGCACATGCTTCCGCAGGCGAACCAGTCACGCAAAGCGATCTGGGACGCGGTCAATAGCCATACCGGCCGCCGACGTATCGACGACGCATTCCCCGAGGAGCTGCGCGAATCGACCCGTGAACAAGACATGTTCATCCGGTTCAAGAACGGATCGACGTGGCAGGTCGTCGGTTCGGACAACTACAACTCGCTGGTCGGATCTCCGCCGGTCGGCGTGGTGTTCAGCGAATACGCCCTCGCAGACCCGAACGCATGGGCATTCCTGCGTCCGATCCTTGCTGAGAACGGCGGATGGGCGATCTTCATCTCAACGCCCCGCGGCCGTAACCACTTCGCTCGAATGGTCGAGTACGCGAAGACGGACCCGGATTGGTACAGCCAAGTCCTAACAGTCGAGGACACGAAGGCGATCTCGCTCGACACCATCAAGCGCGAAGAGCGAGAGCTGAAGAACGAACGCGGCGACAAGGAAGCCGAGGCGATCATCCGGCAAGAGTATTACTGCGACTTCAACGCCTCGACGCCGGGTGCCTACTACGGTGAGCTGATCTCGAAGGCAGAGCGAGACGGACGTATCGGCAACTTCCCGAGCTTGCCGCACCTTCCGGTCGGTACCGCGTGGGACATAGGCGTCGGCGACTCCACGGTGATCTGGTTCTATCAGCAGATGGGCAACGGTGCGGTGCGCATCATCAACGTGCTGGAAGGATCAGGCGTCGGTCTGGAGTGGTACTCGCGCAAGCTCCTATCGATGGAATACGTCTATGCCGACACGATCTGGCCGCATGACGGAGCGGTGCAGGAGTGGGGATCTGGCATGTCCCGTGAGCAGACAGCGCGAGGGTTCGGCCTGAAGCCGCGCATCCTGCCGCCTGACAGCGT